CAAAACGCATTGTAATTTTTCCTTAACTTCTTCAACATTGTTATAAATATCAAACTCCCAAAATCTAATTAGTTTTAATCCAAAACCATTAAAATATTTATCCTTTTTAAGATCATTATTAATTCTTTTTTGTTGTATTTCATTCTTAGGACCGTTTGGATAAATTTTTGGATTACAATGCCAATAATCTCCGTCAACCTCGATATAAATATTATAATCTATTAAATAGAAATCTACCAGCCAATAACTAACACGTTTTTCTTCTTCATATTTTATATTCATATCTATTAAAATATTTCTAAATTCTCTATGTGGTTTAGTATTAGTTTCTTTAAACTTACCAAGTTTTAGATTTTTAATAGTAGCATCTCTAATCTTATTTTTAGTTTCTTCGCTAACAACCCTTCCGTAATTCCAATGATCTTTACCATAAAATCTTTTAATCTCTCCTGATTTATATCTACTTAAACGTGTTTGTCTAGATTTTTCAATATGCTCTTTAGACTTTGGTTTACCTTTATTGTTTTTAGAAATTTTTCTACACGTTTCGCAATTTTCTTTAGTTTTGTTTTTATGTTTTGGTGTTTTTCCAAAACTTGGATTTCCTTTTCCACATCTTTTTTCTTTATTCTCCTTTGTCCAACCACCATTTTTACCACATGAAAAACAATTCCATAATAATGGCGAACTATTAGATCTTACAGTAACAGGTTTTTCGCAACCACATTTACATTTTGGAGTTTTAATATTTAAATACTTTTCTAAATAAAATTCAAAAGAAACGTTATGGTCTTCTAATAAATGTCTTTCTATCCTTTGAAATCTTCTATATTTTGATTTTTGAAACCAGTCTAGCTGTTCTTTCCTAATATCTTTTAGTGTTTTATTACAAATTTTACAACCAAATAGTTGATCTTTTGTAATATTAACTAATTCTGGGTTTGTATTTTGTGGTCGCATTCTATTATTTCTTTAAGCTCTCTAATAATACCATCTTCACATAAAAATTTATGATTCATTGTACATTCTATTTTTTTACCAGATTCTAATGTAATTTCATACATTTCTTGAATACCTTGATTAATTTTGTCTGTAACAAGAACGAATTCATCACCGTTTTCACTTGGTGCTTTAACATATTCGTTTATTAAAATATTTTTAATTTTCTTATTACCATCTTTAGTTTCAACAATAGTATCTTCTGATAAACATTTTGAATAAGCAGTCCAGTAACCAATTGTACCGTATGCGTATGCGTGAGAAGCGTTGAACGAATATTTTGCGCTTTTTTTAATAATTTCAAATATCATTTTTGCGTCTTGCTCATTTATAATTCCTACTCTAATACAACCATCTATAAACTTATTCTCCATTTCATATACAACTTTAGGATCTTTGTGACCGATACCTCTTCTTAAAGTATCCGCTTCAACACCGGTAAAACCAGCCATTTCTTTAGCAATTAATAAAATTTGCTCTTGGAAAATTAATACTTGATATGTATCAGATAGAATTTTGTCTAAAGCAGGATGTAATAATATTGGTTCTTGTTTTTTATTTTTATTGTCGCAATAATGCTGTGTTAAACTTTTATCATTTAATATTCCGCCAATAATACCTGGACGCAAAATTGCCGCCAAAGCTGCCAAGTGACTAATGTTCTCAGGATATAACTCTTTACACCAATGTTTTCCAAGAGACTTTTCAAGCTGGAACACACCTTTAGTTTTACCAGAACCTAATAATGGCCAAACCTCTTTACATTCTGGCAAATTATAATAATCAATCTCAATTGGTGGTAAACCATCACAATCTTTTACAACGGTATCTAGCTGTTTAAATTTACAGCCACAATCAAACTTATAATACATTTTAATCCTTAAGTAGCAAAACCAATAATTATCAAAGAAATCATACCAACAAATATTGTAAATGGAATTAAAAACATTTGCACCATTCCTCTGCCACTTGGGTCATCTGATGCTGCAACCATTAAATTTAAAATTCCCAATAATCCGTTAATAGTACCAAGCACCCAAAATAAAATCGTTAACATTTTATTACCTTAAAGTTATTATTATCCACTACCCTTTGGAGTTTTATAATTAAAAATATTCTTATTTATACTAATATTCATACTATTAACACCATCTGTAAACCCAGTAAGCCATTCTTTATATTCTTTTGCTTCATTAATAAAGTTATAAGGATTTCTAGAAGAACCATTTTGGAAATATGCAGTATTAAAACCTTCTGTATATTTACTCTCTTTTTCTTTTTTCTTTTTAAAAAACATTATTTATTCCAATTCGTAATCTTAGAGTATTTTCTTGTTAATTTCATTAGGCGTATAAGAATTTCTGCTTGATCTTTTACATCTTTATCTGCCGAGTGAGCGCCTTCCATACTTAATCCAAAAAATGATCTAAAAGTATCCATTTTGAAATTACTTATTTCATAAGATGAGTCAAACCAAGGATAAAGTAACTTCATAACATCTAAATTGTAGATTGGATGAAATAATGGACAAGATTTTCTATCTTCATCCCAAGGTCCGTATTTCCAAACCGGTCCAGCTATTCTATTTAAAATTATATCATCAAATCCTTGGTTATTATAGCCAGAAAGTATTGGAGCGTCCCATTTTTTACCAGAAGCATTAAATCCCATTACATATTTCTCAAAAGATTTCCAGACTGATTTTAAAGCTGGTGCTATCCTAAGTTCTTCCATAGTTTTTTTATTAACATCTAATGCGCCCTGCTCAATTTGTCCTAATCCTAATTTAGTTTGTTCTTCTGGATCTTCAATTGGTTTAATTAATGAATAAAACTCACTATTTGGAATTATTTCTAAAGTTCTATTGTCTATAGCCACAGCAGCAATTTCAATTGGTTGAGTTGTATGTGGATTTGCGCTCGTAGTCTCTAAATCATAATGAATGATAATATTTTTAGATACAGGCATAAGATTTTTCTCTTTTTCTTTCTAGTGTAAATGATTTTTTATAATCTTTATAAATTTTTTCATGTAGTATTTTTGAAGAATTGTGACAATATATTAAATTTGAATGATTTCTATCGTGCTGTATGCTTGATGGTAAATTTATTCTCTTTTGTATTTTTATAAGAAAATTTTTATCAGAACATGTAATTTTGGTATATATACCGTTTTCGTGTTTAAGTATAGATCCATCTCCGTCAATTAACCCTCTTATAAAATCGTAAAAATATTCTTCTGGAATTTTCTCTACATCAATAAATATACCCTCTTTAGTTTTATTAGGTACTATTCCAATATTAATTAAATCTTCCTTAATTGTTTTTGAATATATGGCTATTTTACATGATTTATGCTCTTTATTATTTCTTTTGTCTTTATGAGTATAATATAATATGTTTTGTTTTGGGGAAATTTCTTCAAGAATAAATTTTAAAACCTCTTCGTCTCCTAGTTGTAATTCTATTGCTAAATAATGTCTTTTATTATGAATGTTTCCATCGGCGGTTATAAAACCTAGAATATAATACATTGAATGAGATTCTGTTTTAAAATACTCATGGTTAACATAGTAGTTTTTTACTGTTTTAATTTTGTGATAATAAAGACTTTGAATTAAATTTTGGTATGGAATTTCTAATATTTCAGCTACTTCTTTTTTACTGTGGTTTTTTAATAATTCTATACATTTTTCTTTATTAAAGCGTTTTCTCATTATTATCTCCGATTTTGAGTAAGTTACATAATAATAAATACTCTTTTTGCTCAAAATCTCTAATATAATTATTCAACAGCTTCATAAGTTAGTTCAAAAATATCTGGTTTACATGGATAAAATTCTCCACTAACACCCTTAATAATAAAATCGCCACAATCTGCTCTCATTTTATCTTCTAGTGTTTCTATGTATAAATCTGTTCCATTATGACTAGATTCTCCACCGTTTGAATTAATCCAATTAACAAGATTGTTTAAACATGTTCCATCATCATTATTTGTTTCAAATTGACGAGCTTCTATTTCTACTGGTTTTTTTCTAAATCTTGGCATCTTTTTACTTTTCTATATTTGTTTTAAATTCTATTAATTTTTCTATAAGCTCTCTAAAATTGTTTTAATATCTTCATATCCTTTGGTTCCAAGTATTCCGTCAACAAAACCATAATTTAATGCGTCTAATGGTTGTAAACACCAATCAGTTTTTTCTCTAATCTTTCTTTTAAGATAAGCTTTAACTTTTGATCTACTATATCCTTTAAAAAATGATCCACTAATACATGAATCGCAGTATATATTATACATTATTTCTTTATTAATATTCATATATAGAAGATTTGATGAAACCTGAGTTGGTATACCTTCTAAATATAAATCTCCTTCATGTATTAGAAAATCTGTATGTGGCATACTGACTCTATAACCCTTATTTAAAACAGCTTGCGGTATTATAGAACCCATACTAGCAGAAATACCATGACAAATAAATAAAAAATTACATTGACTATTTTTAATTAAATCATATATCATCATCCCGCTAGACCAATCACCACCAATTGTTTGTTGATGAATTATTATGGGTTTTTTATTAATATTTTCAAGTATTCTTAAATTTTTAAGAAAACTCATAGACATTTTATAATTAACTTCAGAGTCTTCACTATCTATTCCAGATAGAAATATTTCTCTAGAATCTAATATTAAATTATAATTATGACATATTTCTGTTAAATTATTGGTTATTTTTGTCATTATTTTTACAAATATTTACATATTCTTTTGCATCAGAAAGTTCTTTAAATTGTTTACATGGAAAACCTTTTAATTTAATAATCCATCTGTTTTTAGTTTTACAAAAATGTATACCTTTTATTCCAGATGTTTTATTACTTTTATTTGGTATAACTATAATTTTTTTATTAATATAATCTTGTATTAATTCTGGAAAATTTAGTTTAGCTTCATGGCCAAATAATTCTATAGATTTAATATCATATGCTTTAGCCGCATCTGATTCTACGTTATAATAACCAAGACGAAAAGTTGTTTTATTATAACTTAAATATGCTATATATTTATTATTACATAAATGAACTCCACAATATTTTGAAGATCCTCCTAAGCTTCTACCTCTATATTTTTTACCATTTTCTGAAGCTATTTTTAAATTTTCCAATTTATTATGAGCTATTCTAATTTTTTCTTTAGTTTCTTCAGAATGCTTATCACAACTATTAATTATTTTTGTTATATTATAACCGTTTGGTGCTAAGCTATTAAAATAGTTAATATAAAAACCTTCACTAAATTTTAATTGCTCTTTAGTATAAGATATGGCTAATTCTTCGATTTTAAAACTTTCTTTACCATATTTTTTAATAGCCATAGAAATAGCCATTTTATAAAAATCTTTAGAATTAGATCTCCCAGTATGAGCTTGAAATCTTTCTTTAATAGTTAGTGTCGTTTTTCCTACATATTGTTTTCCGTTAACTAAATTTGTAATTAAGTATACTCTGCCATAAATTTCTTTTTTCATATCTTACCAGTTTTTAATAAATTATTTATACTCATTAGTTTATCCAAACAAGAAAGTCCCAATATATCAAATTTAACAAGACCAATTTTTTCAGCATCCTTTTTATCAAGAGCAACAATAGCTTCTCCTGTTTTCTTATCATAAATTAGTGGAACAATATCTGCTAGTGGCTCACCAGAAACGATAAGACCAGCAGCATGTTTTCCCTGAGATTTATGAATACCCTCTAATTCAATAGCTATTTGAAAATACTTAGCATATTCTCCCTTAAATTCTTCACCTTCAATATAACAATAGTCCTGAAACATCTTTGGCTGATTTCTTAAACACCATGAGATAATTGATTCTTCACCTTGTTCTTCTAATTCATCAGCAATATCTGCTTCATTAGGCATGGGCTTAGTTATCAAATTTATTGTTTCAAAATCGCATACTTCACAAACTCTAAAAACTTCTTTTAAAGCGGCTTTACCTTTTAAAGTACCAAAAGTAGCAATTTGACAAACTTTGTCTTTACCATACTTTTCTCTAATATATTCAATAACTTCTTCTCGTCTATTAGCTGGAAAATCAGTATCAATATCTGGAAGAGAAATATTACCTGGAGTATTTCTGCTTTCGTTATAAAATCTTTCAAAGTCTAGATTATGAGGAATTGGATCTATTGAGGTTATATTTAATAAGAAACAAACCAAACTGCCTAAACTAGAGCCTCTAGCTGGACCCACTAATATTCCCTTATTTTTAGCCCAGTTAATATAATCAGCAACAATTAAAAAATATCCAGCAAGTTCAGCATTATTTAAAACATCAAGCTCATATTTAACTCTTTCAACATAATCTTTTCCCCAAGTTACTTTTTTCTTATTTCTAAAACCGGACCTACACTGTTCTGTAAAATATTCTTTTTCGTTATCAATAAATTGTGGCAATCTTGGTTTTTCTTGAAGATCAAAACTTTTAATATTACTAGTAATATCTGACATATCTAATTCTTCATCGGTATGACCAAATTCTTTCATTTCTTCTATAGAAGGAACATAAAAGTAATCCTTTTCAAAAAATACACCCATAGGTTTATCTTCTGATTTCATTCTATTAATTTGTGGTAAAGTCTTATGTAAATTAGAACATAAAACTATTCTATGTATTTCAACATCTTCTTTAGAAGTATAATGGGCATCTATACACGCTTTTGCCGGTGTTCCTGTTTCTTTTCCAGCTTGTATTAATAAATCAATATGAGAATCTACTTCTGGATCTCTTATAAATCTTTGTAGCTCAAGGCATAGATTATTACCAAACAAGCCCTTTAGATAATTAATACCTTCTTTTATTTCTGAAACAGTTTTAAAATCCCATAAATAAGATCCAGGATGACCGGAGAAAATAAAACAAGAATCGCCAATAATGTTAGCAAGTTTTTCGTGATTTAGTCTTGGTTTATAATAAAGATTTTCTGGTCTATTGCTTTCAGAAACAGCTTTAACAAGTTTAATCCAAGAATCTTTATCTTTTGAACAAACAACCATATGAAATAGTTTTCTGTTATCTGCATTTTGAACAGTTGGATCTTGATGACATAAGTACATTTCTGTTCCAAGACAAGCTATGATACCCTCTTTTTTCATAGCGTTTGCAAATTTAATAAATCCAGAAAGATTCCCATGATCAGAAATCATTACATGAGAATAGCCAAGCTCTTTACATCTTTTTGCTAATTTTTCTGGCTTAATAATTCCGTCTAACAAACTCATAGAAGTATGAATATGATATACTAAAAAATTATTTTCCACTATTACCTCGTTCAATATTATATAATATCGCCATAGCATTAGAAGCATTACAAGCTGCTTGAGAAAACTTAAGAGCCTGATCAGCATTTTCACTAATAGCTGCTTTGTTAATCATTGCTTCAACTAATTTTCTTAATTCATTCATCGGGTTCTATCTCCGTTGTTAAATTGTTATAATTTCAAAAATATTACTAAACAGATACCTAAAAAGATACCCGCTACAAAAGACATACCAATAACTATTTCTATATCATAATTAAGTGGTTTGTCAGACTCTTCATCTGGATCTTTGTTTGGGCTATAAGGATTCATTTAAAACAAGATTATCAATATATAAATTTAAAATTTTATTAATTTCCTTTTCGTAAACTCTCTCCATATCTTTTATATCAGTATTAGAATAAAAGTCTTTTTTATAAAGATCAAGAGAAGAGGCATATTTATTATCGTTTATATACATAGTGCAACAAAATCCTATTTTATTTTGCTTTATTAGACTTTGGTTGTCTTTATCAAGCGTAAGAATAATTTTACTAATATTACTAAAATCTTTATTAACTTTAATGTTAATTGCATCTATAAAACTATTAGCAAAATACTTACACAAATCTTTTTCTTTTATTGATAAATTATTCATTAAAACCCCCTAATATTATTAATACACCAATAGACACACAAAATAAATATAAAAAACCAAAAGGTATATTTAAAAATCCTATTATTAGATTGATAACAGTGCTAAACTCTGAATTATCTAGTTTTTCGTTAATATTGGAAAATAATATTCCACAAATTTTTCCGACCTCTATTAAATTTATACCTTCAATTATATTTTTAATTCTAATATATAACATACTAAGCTCCAGGACTTTGATATTTACCTACTTTAAAACCATCTATTCTATTTCTATCAGTAGTAATTTCTATCCCGTAAACATCTATCTCGTTACCAATATAGTCGCAAACAGTAGTTCCGTCAATCTTATTTTTATAAAAACCACATAACTTATTACATTGAAAATCTCTATGCAATCTATCTCTCATTTTAGGTTTCTTAGAATCTCTAATTTCTTCAAAGTTTTTTCTAAGATTGTTTTCAACCTTTTCTAAGATTGAGTCATCAAAAGCTAGAGTAAATGGTCCACCATCACGAATGAAAAATATTGTTAACATAATAGCTTCATATTCTGGTAAAGCTTTCCTAGCAGCATAATAATAAAGCATTAATTGTGGATCTTCCATAAGATCTTCATATGTTTTTTCTTTAGCTTTACCCCAGTCATATCTTGCTCCAGTTTTATAATCTATAATTTCAACAACACCTTTATCTATTTCTGTTACAAGATCAATAGTTCCCTTTATTCTAAGATATTCTCCATTATCTAATTTTGCCCAATCTTTTTTAATTTCTATATTAAATGGTAATTCTGGATGAATAATACTACGTTTCCTTGGATCAAACTCGCCATTTTCCCAATCTAGTTCCATCCATGTAAAATTTAAACAATTTCTTTTCTCTATGTTTCCCCAATCGTGTTTACTTTTACTACTATAGTAATCATAAACCTTTTCTAAGATATTCTCAACATTTTTGACACCATATCTTTTATGGCCATATTTTATTTGAGACTTTTCCCTGTCTCTGTATGTGTCTTTATTAATTTTACTTTTATTAATCTTATCAACTTCTTCATTTGTTAATGTATATGGTTTCATAAACATTGTTGGACTACAAGTAAATGTTCCAGCACCATGAGTAAATTCATACTTCTTGTTGTCTTGATATGATTTTTTCATTCCTGCTAATATTTCAAGAACAGCATGTACAACAGTACCAACCTCTGTTTTAATATTACTAGCATCTTCCATTCCTAATACATAAACTAAAAAATATTTATGCTGACAATATCCTTGCCAAGTTCCAATTGAAGAAGATCTTAAAAACGAAATATCCATTAATTTACCTTTATGTTAATATCTTACATTACACGAAATTGTGAAATTTTTTCTTGCTTCATTTTTAGCTGTATTATGAGCATAATTATGTAAATTAACTCTTTCCGCATGACTCCAACCTTGAGTATTTACATTGTGTGTTCTTATTAGATGTTGTTCTAAATTTCCTGGCCAAGACCAAGTTGGCCAAGTTTGAGGTAAATCTCTTATATTTCTTAATGTTCCATCTGACAAAGTTATTACAATTTCTCTGCTTTCAATATTAGATTTTAAAATAGTATGATAAGTATTACATTTTGAACACCAATAGCTATTTTGAGCAAATAAATTTTGCGAAAATGATAAAAATATACAAAATAATAAAATTCTAAACATTTAATAAACTCCTTATATCTTCTATGTTACATTCTGATGGTTGTTTTAAATAAAAACTCTTTTGCCTCTTCTATAGTTTTAAAAGTTTTTGTATTTTTTCTATTATTATAATAGCATATCCATCTATTATTTTTTTTATTAAAAGTTATATTTTTAATTCTAGATTTAGATCTATCTTGTAAAGTACTTTTATTAACTATAATTTTTCCATTAATATAATCTTGTCTTAGTTCAGGAAAATTTAAATTACAATCTTTACCAAAAAGTTCTAAAGCTTTAATATCATATGCCCTTGCGGCATCTTCTTCTAAATAATAATAACCAATATTTATTCTTTTGTTATTATAATTAATTTTAGATAAATATTTATTATTTTTAATACAAACGCCACAATATTTAGAAGCTGATCCGCTTCTTCTTTTAGCCCTTGTTTTTTTACCAATATTAGAAGCTATAGTTAATCTTTCCGGTTTGTTTTGAGCTATTTTCATTTTTTCTATAGTTTCTTTACTATTTTTACCTTTTCCATCAATTATATCTTTAATATTATACCCGTTTGGAGCTAAAGTATTAAACCACGAAAGATATAAACCCTCAAGAAAATTTAATTTCTTTTGGTTATAAGCTATAGCTAATTCTTGAACTGTAAAATTTTCTTTTCCATATTTCTTAATTGCTTTTGATATTACTTGTGTTTTACATGTACAATGATTACTAAATCTTTCTTCAATAGTTTCAACAGTTTGTCCAACGTACTGTTTATCGTTAACTAAATTGGTAATTAGATAAACATAGCCATAAATATTATCATTTTTCATTTTTAAATATTTTCTGTAATTCTTCTTTAGAGCATTCTGATGGTTGTTTATTATAATTAATAATTTCAACATTATAAAATCTATCTAAATAATTTTTTAATTTAATAGACGATGTTTTTCCGGCTTCGTCTGGATCTAAAAATAGCTTTATATTAATTATTGGTAAAGACTCTAATATAACTTTTTGATCCATTGTTATTGATGTTCCAAACATGGATAAACAATTATATATGCCAGATTCATACATTTTCCATGTATCCGCTGGACCTTCTGTTAAAATTACTTCATTAAACTTTTCTATATATGGTTTTGCATTCCATAAATTATAAAAATAGGCATTGTTATGAAATCCCGCTGTATTTTTCCATTTTGTTCCATTACTTGAGCATGGATCATTTTCTTTATGATATCTATGACAAATTAAACATTTTGGATTTGGGTTTCTAGCTATAAATCCAGCTATAGATTTTTTATCATCGTTGAAAATTGGTACTGTTATATAACCAAAAAATGGGTTTTTTCTATTGTTACAATAACTAATTCCAAAATGTTTTAATGTATTTTCCTTAAATCCTCTATCAAGATAGAACTTAGGCTTAATATAATCAATTTTATTTAAAGATATCTTATATTCGGGATTATGTCTTTTGTGTGTTATTATCTTGGTAGACTGAATAAATTTCTTTCCTGTATTAACCTGACTTGGATTTATATCAAATTCAGATAACCATTTAATACAACCTTGATAATCAACTTTTAATATTCCCATTAAAAGCCCAACCAAACCCCTATGTTCCTCATGGCAATTATGACTGTAACATTTCCAATTTGGAGGATATAAGCTATCGTCAGTATAAACATATGCAGAGTTTGAAGAACTACCGTGAATAGGACAACTAAAATTTATTCTATCATTATTTTTTGTATAATCAATTCCAAGTTTATCAAATATATCCTCAATTCTCTCCGAAATCTGGTGATTCACTTTGGAACCTCGTTTTTAATTCAGTAATTTTAGATTTGGCTTCATCAAAATAATAATTAATATAATCTCCAGGATCAAGTTTTGACATAAACCTACCTTCTAATGGAACAAGCTTATGAGTACCAGCTTTAGGGTTTTGTCCAATTTCTTCTGGTGTTTTTCTTTTCCAGATACATAGAGAAATAGCATTCCACCCAAGCCTATCTGATTGAGCTATAACATCTGTTGATTCTTTATTAATACCATCACGATTAACTTGAACAAATGATAAAACAGGAGTATTATTCTCTGTACAAAAATCGTGTAAAGCAGCTATTTGAAAACCCATAGCTTGATATTCTTGCATATTTTTAAGATCACCAGTATCCATTAGCTTAAAATAATCATAAACAACAAAGTGTGGATTTCTTTGTCCAGACTCATTATATCCAACCTTATAATTAATCCATCTTCTCATTAGAGATAAAATATCATTAAAAGATTTACCCGATACTTTTTCATGTTTTAGTGGTATATTCTTTAATTCTTTAGCGGCATATAAAAGCTTATCTTTTTCAGCTTGGTTTAAGTTTCCTTTTTCCACTTTTCTTATGTCTAAACCAGAAACGCCAGCTAATATTCTATCTTGCTGTTCTTCTACGCTCATTTCTGTATCAACCCAAAGAACTGGTATTTTAAGATCTTTAGCAACATGAATAGATATTTCTTTAGCAAAGGTACTTTTACCAGCTTTTAATCTAGCACAACAAAGATGAACACCTGTTCTCATACCATCGCCAATAACACTATTAAATATTGGAAAAGGAGAAGGAATACCAACATTTTTTACTGGATTATCAAATTTATTTTGCACATAGTCTTCAATAGTTTCCCCAATATCGCCGCCATCATCAGTTTTTACTAACTCTTTCATTAAAGAAGAATATGGGGATTCTGTAATATCTATTACTTTATTAATATCTTCGTCGCCAGTTACCCCCTCAAGCTCTTTGTAAGCCTTCTGTAGCTTGCCCTGAGCATTTCTGGCCACAGACAGGTTAACAATTTTGATAGCGTAAGAACGCAAATTAGACAGCTCTATAGGGAAATTAAAAAGTGACCTAATGAACTCTTGGTTTTCCTTTGATTCACAAATTTGTTTCTCGTATTTTAGCGAATTAGCAGCAGAAAATATGCCAGGAATATCAATTTTTTTAACATCTGCCGCAAATAGATATTCTAAACAATAGAAAATTAATTGATTTGATATATCAGTAAAAACAGAAGATTCTAAAATGTCATTTACTTCAAAAAACCCATCGGAACCATATTGACATATTCCAGCTAAAACTGCTCTTTCACAACCTTTATCATTCAGCATTTCTGCCTCCTAAACAACCTCTACACAAATAACCAACACCTTCAAACTTAGTTTTACATTGCTGACAAACAGAAATTGGAATCTTCTTTGGTGGTCTTGGGTCTTTTTTAACAAACTTTTTAGCAATACTTTTACTCTCTTCTATTAAGTTTATTATTTTACCATCAACTTCTTCTTCTATACATTGAGATAAATCATCCTTAAATGTATTTTTTTTATCTTCGTAAGAATTATTCTCTTTTTTCTTTGTATTAAATCCTTTTGATTCTGCTCTTTTTGCTGGAATTTTTTTAGTAGAAGATTTTTTAACAGACGTTTTTTTAACAGTAGCAGCTTTAACAACTTTTGGTTTTACTATTTTCTTTTTAGGCTCATCTTCTAATAATATTTTTTTAAGAGTCTCCTTAACATCATTATTAGACAATAGCTTTCTCAATAGTTCAATTTCATCATTATCCATTATGGACCCTCTTAGATTTAGATAATTCAATTAATGTTGAAGCCATAGTAGCAATTTTACCAGATATACTATATAGCTCTTTACTTTTGCCAGAAGACTTAATAAGAAGTTTCATTAAATAGTCTGCCGCTTCATTTTCAGCAATAATAGAAGCTTTCTTTTCTTCAAATTTTGTAAAACCATTATCTCCACCATAGTTTTTACAATATTTTCCAACAATCTTATTTAAAGATTCATTTAACCAATATGATATACTATTTAATCTATTGGTTACAGACTGAATATATAAACCATATTGTTGTAATTGATATGCTAATATACAACATTCTCTTTGGTCCATATCCCTTAATTGTTGATAAGAAAGTTTTAAAGCCTCAATAGAAGCTTCATCTTTATAAAAAGATATTCCAATTTTTTCAATAATAGATTCAAGTTCTTCTTCATACTTCTTCACTTTCGTATCTATTAAAGATTCTAAGTTCCCATTCTGCATCTGATTCTCCATCTGGCAATTCTATATACGAAATATTATTTAATTCGCACCACTCAATTTTTCTAAGATCATTACTTTTAGATTTTATAAAACTTAATTTACTATCATGAAAATAACCCATTTCATAATGTTGTTTACCATGAACTTCAACTAATATATCATGAGACGGTATTAAAAAATCACAATATAGTATATTTTTATTAGCCCTTTTACTTCCAAGAAGCGTAACTTCCTCATATACTATATCGTTAGGGAAGATTTTTTTCAATAAGATTCTTGCTCTTATATGTCCTTTAGAACAATTAGTTCTTTGTTTTGTTGATAATTTAAGTTTATATTCTTTATTGTCAAAACCTTTAACTAACATAAAATTCTTTAACTTTCTCGTCTAATAATTTTAAATCTATTGGATTCCTATCTAAGTAATCCCAAACATTTTGTTGTCCCTGTAGTTTAATAGGAGTATCTAGAAAATCTAGATTAAACCATGCTCCACCTTTAGTAATTAATCCTACATCACAAGCTAGTTCTATTAATTCCCATACCATGTCTATACCAGAACCATATCTAATATAGCTTTCGACTTTTGCTCCAGGTTGTCCAAGTGGAGATTTAATAATATGATAATTTGTAGATTGACCTATTTGCTTTTTATCGGAATCTTCCCATTTTGAAAATGATACGCCTCTAAGTTTAAAATCTGATTGATAAACAATTTTATTACCACCATCTTCTAACCAAGGACTACCGTATCCAGAAGTATTTGCTATTAAGTGCTGAATAATAACAACTACAGAATCTTGAACAGATACAACACTATTTAATTTACGAGTAAACTGGGCTAATAGTTTTGGTCCTTCATTTCTACCAACTGCACTAATATCTCCATCATATTCTTTAGAAGTACATAGAGAAGAGGAAGAATCTATAACAATAATAATTCCAGGTTCGTCTTTTAATAGTCTTTCTGCAATTGTTAAGACCTTTTCTGCTGTTAAGATATTACCTCTTGTAGAAGAAATAATTTCTAATTTATCCTTATCAAATGATAGTCCAGGAATACCAGATAAATTTTTCTTTTCTAATCTATGCTCAACATCAAAATAATAACATTTTCTAGAACCATATTCTGATTGTTGTGCTTTTGCACATAAAGATAGAGCTAGAGAAGACTTACCAGCACCGGATAATCCCGAAAGTATTCCCCAACAACCACTAGGAACACCACCGGATAAAGCTATGTCTAGTTTTGGAGAAAGAGTAAATATTGTTCTCTTTTTGTCTATAATTGATTGTGGATCTATAAATATTTCGCCAAAATCTTTTTCTAATTTTTTTCTATTAGCTTTTGATCCAGAAGAAACAACTTCTTCTTCACTATCTTTAATTTTCTTTTTTGCCATTTAATTTACCTAAAAGTGATTTCTTACTGCTTTTTCTACTAATAAATTGAAAAGCATCTTCTACTACTATTTCCGTAGTAACAACTCTAGAATCTATTATTGTTTGTTCTTCTTTTATAAACTCTATATTAGCCTTTGTAAACAATGAAAACTTCCAAGGATTATTTTTTACAAAACTTAATACCGCTTCTTCCGAATATTTCTTTATTAGCCTACCTGCTTGCTGTACTTGTTTACGAAACTCTTTAGACCATTCATCATTATTAAGCCAAAATCTATCAGCAAGAACAATCTCTTCCCTTGCTGCTTTACGTTTTACAAGTACTTCAGCTACCCATTGGTGAGGCATTATATACTCACCAGTAAATATAGATTTATAAGTAAATTTTCCTCTTATCTCTTTCTTATTCATATTAGAGATATTTCATCCTTTTCTAAAGTTCTACACTCTTGATCTAAAACCTGTAGTTCTGGAACTAGGTAAAATTTTAAATCAATCAATAATGGATCATTAGTAGATCCGACAATAAAATATTCATATGTATCAGAAACTCTTCCTGTTTTGCCAAATCTAGCAAGAGACATTCTTCTAAAAAAATATCTATTAGCTTTAGGAATTTTAATTGTATTATCTCTAAAAACAATATACATTTCATCTATTGTTAAATTATTAGATATACAATAATCTTTAAGTCTTTCCCAATCACTTTTATCATTAATATATTGAGAGTCAGATATTATTGATTCAGAATTTGATAAACAAACTTTCCATATTGGATTTTCTAATAAGAAGGTATTCATACTTTAAATGGACTCTCATATTTTTTAGGTCTATATTCTATAGTAGAAGCATCTGGGCTCATTACGGTTGCGTTTCCGGTTGTAGTATTAAACCTTTTTTCTATTTCTTCTTTAACTTCTTGGCGTTTTGTTTCATCTATTTTCTTTTCTTTTTCAGAATGTTTAAGACGATCAACGTATGTATTAATATAACTAATACCTCTTTTTAATTTTTTAGCAATCCATTCGTTATCATACCATAAAAAATGTTCAGCAATATATATTTTTTCATCTTTTGATAATATACCTAGTTTTTGCTTAGCTGGACGACCCATATTTCACCATCTTTCTCTATATTTTTAATACTACAATTTACTGGTTCAAAAAATGTTTTATATGAAAAGTTATTAATAAAAGATTTACCACCACAGGTTGGACAAGTAAATTTATACATATTTTCTTCTGGAATTTCTTTTATTTGCACAGTTCTTAATAAAACTACCTCACACATTGCGCAACAAATATCTTTATTAATTTTTGTAATAGGTTCTTCATAACCTTTAACTACTTCTTTTTGTGAAAACTTAAACCCTGACATGATTTATCCAATCTTTTAATTTAGTTAAACAATCGTTTTTAGTAACACCTTCTATTGAAACCAAAAAATTATTCTTAAGATCGTATGATTTCATTTCTGACTCTGGAACTATACTGCCAGAACAAATATTGTCTTCACATTCATGAATTTCTATTCTTAAGTCAATAACAGCTTTATACATTATCTTCCTTCGTAAATATATCTTTCAACGGCTTTTTCGTCGCCTCTATTCATACTTAAAAGAACATGATCTGGCAATTGACTAGGTTTTTTATCTCTAGTTTCTATTGGGTTTAAACCTTTTGCCCTAATCGCATCTGCTCTATTTTTCTTAATAGATTTTTCTTTCTCTATAATTTCTTGTTCTTTTGCTTGCCTACCATAATTACCAAGATCTCTAGAGTTTTTCTCAGCTATACTAGCAACAGTATTATACTGTATTACAGAACCATGAAAATTTCCAGATAAATCTTGAATTAATTTTTTCTTTTTACATTTGGGACACTTTGTTAAAAGTTCTTCATTCATTGGTTGAGAAGTTTCAAATTCATGTTCACAACCCTTGCAATAATATTGTCTAGTTACCATATTTAAACTCTTTTATTAGAAATCAAACCCAAAACATTCTTCTTGTTCTGGGCTATAAACATATACTTTTAAACCAGCTTTTTTAGCGATATTTATTATACTAGAACAGCAATTATTAATATTAATTGAAATAATACAATCTGCTGAGTTAATCATTTTTTCATTATTTGCAAATCCAGCTTTTACCCAATATTTTCCAAATTTATTCTCTTTGATTTCATTTTCTGGTTTATTTTTGATATCTTTCCATTTTATTGGAAATTTTTCAATATTACAACCAAAATCTTCTGCATATTTTTCGCTAAGTTTATTAAAACCATTTGATCCATCATATATAATTGTTTTAATTTTAAAAGATGAATTATCCACAACTTCTTTAAAAAGATTATAATCAGTACAATCTTTTGGTCCAACTATCACTACTTTCATTTTATTCCTCTAATGCTCTTAATATATTTCCAACAATTTCATGTCTTTGAATATCGTTAATATCTAAAAAACATATTCCTAAATCCTTAACATTTTTAATCTTATTAATAACTTCAGCAAAACCACCACCCTTAATATCAGATTGTTTAGTATCTCCAACCATAACAAATTTACTACCTTTATCAATTCTTGTTAGCATTAATACAATCTGTTCATAAGTACAGTTTTGTGATTCGTCAACAATAATAAAAGTATTAGCTAGGTTTCTACCTCTACATAACTCTATTGGTACTATTTGAATAATTTCTTGCATAATATATTTTCTAAAAGTTTCTTTTCCAAGAAATCTTTCTAACTCTTCAATTAGTGGAGTCATATATGGTAAGAATTTTTCATCTAAATCTCCCTTAAGAGCACCAAGAGTATTATTGCCTTTACTTGCTTGTACCATAGGTCTAGTAATAAATATTTTTTCTACTTTACCATCGCACAAATAGCTTGAGGCCATACCACAAGATATTGCTGTTTTACCACTACCGCTAGGGCCAGTAATAATAGTAACAACATTTTCTGCAATAGATATTACACAATTTTCTTGATTTTGTGTCCTTGGCTCAAAATCCTCAACCATTAATCTAGAAGCTTTCTCTAACATTGGTTTCTTTTTAGCCATTTCTATTTTCTTTCGTTTAAGAGTCATTGAAGTCCTGAACTTCCAAAGCCTTTTTCGCCTCGGATTGTAGATCCTAATTCATCTTCCGTTTCTACTTCTATAATAGGAAAAGTAGTATCTTCTTCAAATTTGATTTGAGCAATCTTATCACCCTTGCTAATTTGATAAATTCCAATACTTAATTTTGTCATAGCTATTAATAATTCTCCCCTATAAGAATTATCAATTTGACCAGCTACAACATGTAAGCCATGCTTTGCTGCCATACCACTTCTATCTCTTACTGAATAATGGTAGCCTTCTGGTGGAGACATTTTTATTCCAGTTTTAATAACAGCAATTTCTCCCATTTGAGCAAAAGAATCTTCATTAGCGTAAATATCATAGCACATGTCTCCATCTGCTTTAGTAGGAAGCTTAGCAGTATCGCTTAGTTTAAAAACTTTAATTTCTTTATTCAATTTTAACCTTTCTAAATTTGTTTCTAATTCTGGTCCAAGAAACAATAAAGTCTTTGTTTCTGGATAATATTTAACTAGCACATGTTTATTTAATTCTTTTTCTAAAATTTCTTCTATTGTCTTATCTGTCATTTATCCACACTTACTATATCCACATGATTTACAAGTTAAACAACCCTCTTGATAAACAAGTTGATTTCCACATTCGCATTTTTCGCTAGAATTGTCTCCGTCTTTAATATATTTTTTAAGTGCTCTTGCCACACACTTAGTAAAACTTGTAAGATCACCCTTTGTTTTTTGTAATTGTTCTGTAACAAACTTAATACTAGCGCCATGTCTTAAACTAGTAGAAACCATTCTTAATAAAGCATTTTGAGTATCATCTTCTAAATATTCTGATAATTCTAAATCTCCATCAGAAGTTTTAATTACATATTTACCCTTGCCAGCTTTAATTAATTCTCCGTGTTTGTGCTTATCAATATAATTAGCAACACAAAAAACTTCATACGGATTATTATCAAGTAATCCTACTACAACAGTATATTTATTATTACTTACAGATATATTATAAATATCACAAGGTAAGATCTTCGGTCTTTTTGTAGCATTTGTAAGACTTTGTTCTAGTTTTATTTCTTTTGTATCTTTTTTAACCAAAACACCAGTTCTACAGCCATCCCTATAGACAGTAATACCTTTACAACCACTTTTCCAAGCCATATTATAAATTTTAGCAACTTCTTCTTTTTTAATATCATTTGGTAAATTAACAGTTGAAGAAATACTATGGTCTACATGCTTCTGTGCAGCAGCTTGTAATTTAACCCTTTGTGTCCAAACTATTTGGTCTGCATTAGCATTATTATAAGGACTATTTTTTACATCTTCTCCAGGATTATTTTCCATCCAGGCTTGAATACCAGTATGAAAAACATCAAATTCCATCCAATGATCTCCACTTTGATCAACAAAGTCTGATCTGAAATTATTATCTCCAGGGTTTCCCTTTTTACGTCTTGTAAAAGGATTATCTGTATAGTTTGGTTCTACACCAGAGGTTGTATTAAAATATCTTCTTACATTAACCATATATGAACATTGTGTTGAAATTGTTCCGACTGGTGCAGTAGTTAAATTAGCAATATTTCTACGACCATATTTAGCCATGTCTTCATATAAGTCTTTACCAGAAACACTACATTTTTCAAAAACACTTAATTGACAGGTTTCAAAAACCCCTTCCTCGCCCAAATAAATATTTTCATCTTTAATTCTATTTAAAAATGGATTATTCTTTTCTTTTTCCCAATCCCAAACAGGAAATGCTCCAAGTTCTTTAGCCATATCTACAGACGATTGATATGAACCAAATTTTAAAACCTTATAGATCTTATTTGTAAATTCTATACTTTCATCTGTTCCATAAGTGATTCCACAAGCAGCAATAGCGTCACCAAGAGCAGTTATACCCAAACCGGTTCTTCTACCATTTTCACAAGCACTTTTTACCTTTTTCCAAAGAGATAATTCATTTGCTTTTATTATACTATCTTCTGGATCTTTTTTAATTTTAGTGATAATTGCATTAATTTTTTCTAATTCTAGATCTACAAGATCATCCATTAATCTTTGGGCTATTTGTACTGATTCATAAAATGAAGCAAAATCAAAACAATTACCAATCTCTCCAGAAAACGGTTTATTAACAAACTTCATTAGATTTAACACTAAAAGTCTACAAGAATCATAAGCAGATAAAATAATTTCACCACAATTTGAAACATTACAACCCTGTGTCCAATAAGTATGAGAAATATTATCTACAGTAATATCAAATGTTTCTTCTTCTGAAATAAATTCTTTAGATATAATATCAAAATTTATTTTAGGTTTATTGTGATTTTTAATTTTTATTTTTTCATTTTTATAACTTTGTATAAAACCTATATTTCTTACAAATTTTTCCCTATCGGTAGATATATTTAAATCATAAGACTGTTTACATAAATATTCTCCATTTGAAAATGTTACTTTTTTAGGTTTATTAGTTGTGTGATAAGACCTAATCCCAATAGAATTTAACATTAATTGAACTTGTTCTATTAGCTCTAGACAAGATGATTTTAATGTTATTCTATTTCCGCAAATAGATCCATTAGCAGAATATAGCCCTCTTAAAAAGCCACAAATTCTACTCTTTTCTAAAAATCTATAAGGAATAGTTCTATTAGGTAATAAATCTAATTCTTCTGGTTTAATCGTTGTTAATACTTCATAGGCTTCTTCTGTTATTCCTGGCCTATGTTTTAGAATTAAGTCTTTAATTTCTGAATTGAAATAATCTTGGTCGTCAATACCAATGCATAATAAAACTAAATTATTTGATGCCTTATGTTTAAATCCATCCCCAATAACTAAACCGTCAATAATATCCTGCTTATCTAATACAACGTTATTAATTTCTGGACCGGTAAAGATATCAATAGAATCACAATCTTTAGCTTTAATTTTTTCATTATTAGAAATTAAATTATGGTTTTCTGTACCAAAAAAGATACCAGAAGTAGTGGTATATTTAAAAACTTTATTAAGTCCAGTAGACCACTTATTAATAACGGTAGCCCATCCCTCTTTAGACCAGATTTCTGTTCCAATATTAATTTCTTTAAATTCTCTTATCCCGTCTTTAGTTAAAACTTTAGCCCAAGATGGCTGACAAGGATTGGTCGATACACTCTGATATTCGCCATAGCAATCTGGAACAGAATCTTTTAAAATATTATCCCAAAATAATACTCCTGGTTCTCCCCTAGACCAAGCATTATGAATAATTAAATCCCAAATTTCTTTAGCTTTAATCTTTCTAACAACATTAGTAGAATCTACTGGGAATCTTAATTCATATTCTTCATCGTTTTCTAAAGCTGTTAAAAATTCATCGCTTAATCTGGTTGAAATATTTGCACCAGTAACATCAGTATCGTTATTCTTAGCAGTAATAAAATCTATAATATCTGGATGATGTACTGAAAGGGTTAACATTAATGCTCCCCTTCTACCATTTTGTCCAACTTCCCTAATACTATTTGAATATCTATTCATCCAAGACTTAATCCCTGTTGAAGTTCTTGATGAATTTAATGTTTGTGATCCCCTTGGTCTTAAATTAGAAAGATCAATTCCAACCCCGCCACGCCTTTTTGATAATTGTACTAATTCTTCATCGGTTTTACAGATACCACCATAGCTATCTTTAGGTGACTCCAATACAAAACAATTACTAATGCTAGCTATTTGGTAATTATTACCTATACCAAAAGATGGAGAACCTTGTGGAACAATGTGCTCATTATATTTAAACAACTCATATATATATTCTTCTGAATATGGTTTTTTAAATTTATTTTTTTCTATTCTAGCAAACTCTTTAGCCATTCTTTTGTGCATAGAGTCTGGTGTATTTTCTAATATATTATTATCATTATCTCTTAAAGCATACTTATCAACAAATATTTTCCCACTTAACTCATTACCATTAAAATATTTAATACTATCATTTAAAGCTTCTTCATATGTATACATCTTGTTTATATATCTATCTTGATTAATTCTACATTTTTTAATTTACATAAGTTCCTGACAATAATCTCATCCTCGTCATTACACATTTTTGGTCTATTACTACCATAGTATATTTTAACTATACCAGCTTGAATCATATGCTTACAACAATTACTACACGGAATACTAGTAATAAAAGCATAACAACTATTAAGACTTTGTTTAGCAAATATTAAAGCATTCATTTCGCTATGAATTACTGTAAAATATTTTCCAGGTCTTTCCCAAGACATATTTTCATCTTTAATGCCTTGAAAATTATCATTATATCCTGTTGAAATTACTCTATGGTTTTCATCAGTAAAAACACATCCACATTTACTGGATGGATCTCTTGATCTAGAAGCAACCAAATAAGCCATATTAATGAAATACTCAGGCCAATTTTGCCTATTACAGTATATATCGTTAATGAAAATTTTTCTACATAAATCAACAGTTTCTTTATTTGTAAAGTTACATTTTAAATTATTGATTTTTTTATGCAACCATTGTACGTTATCTATTTCGTATCCCTTTGAGCTATCTATTCTGTCGAGAGAGGCTGTATTTCTTGTTTTAATGTCTGGATAAAGAGCTATATCTAATCCTGATAAAATACATTTCTTGTTTTGTTTAATAAATAAATTCCAGGCATATTCAATGGTAAGATGATTGGAAAAACTTATATTTTTTTTATTTGCCCGATATTTAATATCATACCAATATTTTCCAGACAAATCATAATAACCCTTATACATTCTCTATTCCTTATTATAGAAAGAAAATTCAAATTCTTGATGACAAGCCATAATTGGTACTTTTGATTCTTGAATCGGTTTAATTCTAAAACCTTGATCAAACTTATTTTTTAAGAATGGCATACTATATTCGTATTTACTACCAAATCCTGTTAAACCACTTAAATTATTACAGGGTATATTAACGCAAGAACTATGAATGTTTGATGTTATTTTTTGTATCTTATTTCTTTGCGAATGTAACATTCCTTCAATTTCATTAGTATTTTTAAAATCTTTATCTTTTAAGATATCAAGTAGTGTTTTACTTGAATATACATGACCATCAAAAGAAAACGGATATCCCCAATTACACCAGTTTGGATAATTA